CAAATGTCAGTTTATCTTCCTTCAGTCCAAGTGCCTGATAAACGCCACCAGACCTGACAGGGTTCATGCTTCCCTGAGTCGGAGATGCGTCAAATGTAAGCGTTCCCTGTTTCTGACTCAGCGCATTGTAAATCACGCCAGAGCTGACCACGTTCGGACTGTTCGCAGTCGGTGCATTATCAAATGTCAACTCGTCCTGCTTCAGGTCAAGAGCATCCGCAACATTTTCGTCAAGTGCAAGACGCTTCACGACTCCTGATGCGAAGCACATATATACTGCGTATCCGCTTGTATCGCTGGGATCCCCCGACAGGACGATGGCGTATTCACCTGGCAGCATCTTGGTCGGATCGAAGTTCGTATATGCTCCGCGCCTGTTCTGGATTGCCATAAGGCTTCACCTCCTGCCTGTTTACGACTCCGTCAGCCTGTGCTCCTGAATGTATGTTTCAATCGCTTCGATGTGACTCTGAAGCGTAGGATCCACAGCCATGAAGCTGTCTTTTTCGTTCATCTTCGTGATGTTTCCGGCATCATCCACTTCGTTATAGGTTGTTGATACGGAATGGATACCGTCCCGTTTAATCACCTGAAATGCTCTGATAATCTTCATGCAAATAGTTCCTCCGTTTCCGCATCGTATGCCGAAAGCATACTGTCTAGTGTGTCTACATTGTTTATGATATCGTTGTTGTAATTATTTAATTCTTCATTAAAAATACTCGTCAAATCTTGCAGGTTATCTTCATCCTCTGGAAGAAGTGAATGATCATCTAACCGAAGTGTTTCAAATCCCTTCTGGACAGCCTTTATTTCCCATGAAAATTTAAGATTTGGCGTACCTTTCACCAAGAAGTAGCTATGTTCTTTTTCTTCTACCCAAAGATCCCCCTGCCCTTCTTTCTGCAAAAAAACTGAGTATTCAACATTGGCATTGATCGTTTCATCGAATACGTCATCAATGGAGATATATGCTTCACCGTTTTCATCCGTCTTGCCTGTACCGATATCGCCAAAGTACGGCGTGGGGGTTTCGTAGCTATATAACAGTCTGTCTCCGTATGATGTATCTTCTACCATGCGGGATTTTGTTCCACCAGACACTAAAAAAGTCCCAAAAACTCTCGTGTCTGTATTGTCAACTCGGATGCCATGATTTAATGACTGACTGGCAATAACAACAGCAGATATACTCGTTGTGCTGTGCATTCCGAACGTTTCATCATCTGCCGACCACCCTTGCGAAGAGTTGCTTAAATCTATAGGCCCGATCTCACCAGCTGATCCTGATTCGTCACCCATAAACTTCACCCATCCATCTTGAATTTTAATAGTATCCCCCGCAATGTATAGCGTTGGAGAAGGTGAAATTTGCAAACCATTACGGTCAATGCTTCCTATAAGGTTATTTGCCGTGTCGTATATCTGCAAAGCACCATAGCGTTGCTGACTGCTTACAGTGCTGCCACCAAGGCGTAAATATCCACCTCTCGCCGAATCGAAGCTGATGTACAGGCGGTTGTCCTCAATCCACATCCCTTGGATTGTGCCATTCTCTGATAATCTGTCAAGCACTTCCTGACCATATAAATTATCTTCAAAATAGTCCAAATCATCGCTAAGTGCTGCTATCTGATCTCTGGCTTCTGTGTCAACAGTATCTTGACTTATGCGTTCCCACCGATATGCATCTGCCTCAATAGTAAATGTGGGAGTTATCCGATACTCAATTCCATAATCGCCATCTCCTGCCGCCTTGGATATGCTGACATTATCTCCTGTCACAACTGAAGAAGTAATGGAATATCGGTTGCCAGGTTCAGCAGTTGGGAAAAAACTTTCATCTTTTTCCATTTTTAACGTAAGATTTGCCCCAACTTCCTTAGAAAGTTGAAGTACAAACGGATACGTTCTATTGGAAGTAAGCACACCTGGAATAAAAAACGTCTGATTTATCACGCCATCGCTCACATAGATTGGATTGCGCATGACATAACTTTTTATCTCAGTATCACCGGGTTTCAATCCCATAAACCAAATCAGCGTATTCCATCCACTAGAACTATATGCCGTAACCGTTCCAGTGATTTTCACCCTTATTCCTTCAACCTTATCGCCCTGAATATATCTGTAAGTTCCGGTGCCACCTTCATCATAATAAAACTCATTTACATGGTTGACCCTATCAGCCAGTGTCCAAGTAGATACGGGGTAATTTGAATTGGTAGGAACGCCATTACCAAACCAGTTCACAGCAAGTGTTCCATCAGTCAAAGAGAAGGAAGTTGCCTTAATCCTTACGGTTCCTGTTTCCGTGTCCACATAGAATGTTTCATTATGGTTTGCGTCTTCGGCAACAAACTGTCCAGTCCTGATCCAGTCAGCATTAACACCACTCGCATTCAATATGTTTGCTATAAACTGACCATCCACAGTCATCCCATACCATGTGGTTCCACCATCAGCAGTCAAGGTAAATCCCGCCGTGGTAAACAACATCTGTATATCAGACTCGGCCAGAACGGGGTTGTTGTGGTAGTAGATCTTTACGCCACCAGTAGGGTCTGCAACTTCAGTAGAATACAGACCACTGGATTCCGCAATCCTCTGCTCCAGATACGACTGGTCCGCAAACATCTGCTGACGCATTGCCACATAGTTTCTGGTAGATTCCGTGAACCGCTGCGCAGTATTCATGCGTGGGGTTTCTGCACTGGATGATGTGCTCTGGCTCCCACCACAGTTGAAGTTCGTGGAAGATATGATGATGTTGTACTGGTTTCCCTTGGGATCCTGGAACACACCAATGTCTCCAGCTTCAATGCTCGGATCACTCGGATGTGTGATGGAAACCTTGCGGAACCTCACGCCAATCAGGGCATCACCTACAGCTTTGGCTACATACTCCCTGTTTACGATAAACTCACCCTCACCACTATAGGTGATAGCTTTAATCAGTTCGTTCCCTTCAATGGAAATGACATATCCTTCGGTCCCATACAGGTAGTCGAGAATTGAAACCTGCATCCATTTGTCTGGATTAAAGTCGCTCCCGCTAGTAACAGCAGAAATGCATTTGTAAAGGTTTGCGCTGTAGACCACATAGTCACCGACAGCATAGGAACGCGTACTGACGTATGGAGCTGCGTAATCATCTATGTGGTTGCTGTCAACCTGCTCGACAACACGAACACCCGTGATAACCACATCGTCCCTTGCCATGTTGTACGAATAACAGGAACTGATGTTGTGAACAGGTCTGGCATCTGTAAATGAACCGTTATCATATTCATACCCAGTGTTCCATGGATTAAAGGAACCGCCATCAGCAGTATCGCCACTGGTGTAACTTGGCCTGCCAATATCGAAATACCCGCCATCAAGACCGTCCTCAAGGTCCTGAAGTGTATCGAAGTCGTAGAACTTAATTTCCAGTTCGCCGTCTTTATTGCATCTGGCAAAGCATCCCGCAATCTGAGCGCACCACGATATCACCTGACGATATGTAGTTGACTCTCCTGATGGGGAAAATGGTGCATGATATGTATCGTTCGGGAAATGGCTGGAAGACGATGCTAACGTTACACCGCATCGGGCGCATGCGTCCCTGACAAGTTCATTGAGTGTGGCGGGATAACCTGTATGCTCCGTGTATGCCCTGTCGAATTTCGCCATGTAATCCAGACAGGTCAGTGTGATGATGGAACCGTTAAACTGCTGTTCGTATACGAAGTAGGTCCCCATCCTTAGAACCTGTGTACTCCCGTCATCAAGGCCAGTCAATCCGACATAGAGCACTACTCTGGCTTGGTCAAAGTCAAACCTCGTATACTTATCGTAGATGTTGTTGAGAACAACCTTGCCCTGATTGATAATCGCAGCACCGACCTCAAACACATCGTCATTGCTGACAGCGTCTTCTACTGTCAGACCGTCTGTCCAGATGTCTTCATTTGACGGATGCAGGATGCAGGTCAGGAACGTATCCGTGCTTCCACCGAATACTTTCAGCGCACCATCTTCTTCAATGGTGAAGTATCCAAGCGAGTCTATATCAACCACTACACTATTAAGTGTAACCCTGTAGTAGGTGCCAGTGATACGATACTGTTCACCGGCAAGCACCTTAATGGATGCTGAGGTTCCATTGTAGAAGTTCCCGTTCAACGTGATGTCAGCCCTGACATAGTAGTCTCTGCGTCCGCTGGACAATGCCCGCATAAAGGCTGAAGATACATTCCGCATAACGCAGTCACCTACCTCTCTATGATGTCAAAGCTGATCGTCTCATACCGCTTGTTGTTGACGCTCCAGACCTTGACAGGTGCTTCCTGATCGCCTGAATAAAACACGCGGGTCTGCATCTCTCCGGCCAGTGGATCGAAGTAGGTCACATTGAAGTATTCAGGTGCGAAAGCAGTCAGGATTGCCTTTGCTTCTTCTGGACTGGGACTGTTCCATGCCAGCTTAATTTTCCGCTTTCTGGCAACCCTGTTTTTATGCATCAGCGCATCCGTAGTACGGCCAGCATCGGATGCGGATACATCATTCAGCCCCCATGAAAACACAGAAGGGGTTTTGATCCTCACATTGTCAACCTTTATCATGCTGTTGTTCGCGCCCATCTTAACCACCTCTGTATATGAAATCGGCAGGATCCGTATTGTAGAACCCTACCGATGAATTGTAAGTATATACATTGTCTTTAATTACCACTGCGTAGCTACGGTATTGAACCGTGCGCTTCGTTTATTCCTGCCACGTTCTACAGCCCTCGCCAGAACCTCATCGTTTTCAGTCTTCAGGACAGCTTCAACTATGATCTGTGGCTGTGCTGTGCCGTTTCCGCTTGTAGCCATGGCTACTTCCATCATGCCGTCAACTACTGCTCCCTTGATGGCTTCTGCAATCTGCTTGTTATTGGCAACTACATTACGGTTACCTAAACGCCCCACCATCTCAGGTCCGCTTTCATTGGCGATGAACATCTCGCCCGTATTCGGAAAACCACCATTCACATATGCCGACCAGTAAGATGAGAACACGGGAGTGTAACTATCCCAATACCCATCATTATCATGGTCCCAATAATCATACGAAGTAATACTATATTTCAGCGTAGGCATTGTGAAGCTGGAGATACCGTTCTTGAAGGACTGCGCTGCACTCAGACCTGCGTTATACATATTGGTTTCAATCGTACTTGTGTCAAGGTCGATTACATCGCTAATACTGAGGGAAACAGACTCCAGACCTTCCTTTAGTTTGTTTGTAAGTGCCGCGCCTTTGGCGTACAGAGTATCCTTATATTCAATGAGTTTCGTGTCAATCGCACCCAGAACATTCTTGACGGCTGTTTCGATAAGGCTGATGTTCGTAGTATCTCCGATACCGTTGGCCAGACCTTCATCGAAGTATTTGCCGTATCCCTCGGTGAGTTTTGACGGGGATGCAATCTCCAGATAACTTGCAAGACCACCACCAGCAGAGGATGCAACCTTGTCAATGGCATCAGTAACCTTCTGAAGTGCTTCGGTAGTTGTCATTCCTTCCGCAAACCCAGTAGTCACATTGCCACCAAATTCTCTGGCTTCATCTGCTCTGAGTTTAAGGCCACCCACCATCTCCTCGGTGGTTTCTCCGAACTTATTAATTTTCTCCTCGTTCTTCTCAGCCTTGTCACCGATGCCTTTAAATGCTCCACCAAGGACAGCCATCGCAAGTGCCTGGACAGCAGCTCCACCTGCCATTGCCCAGAAATTGGTTTTGAACTTATCTGATTTCTCATCGGCATCATCGGCACCTTTGCCGATTGAGTCAAACGCATCAGGAATATACTTCTTAATATTGGTATTCAGCGTGGACGCATCAGTACCGAGTGTCTCCATCTGTTTGGACACAGCCAGATACGCCTGCTCTGCACTGCCAGTATACTGAGCGGTATTCTGGAAGGTAGTGAGCAACTTGTTGTTATACGTCTCGTAATCTCCGGTCTGTTCAGCAGTATCGTAAATCGCCTGCTTGATCTTACCGATTGCTTCTTCCGCAGGAACACTGCTTGTGTTTATCTTCCCGAATGCGACTTCAGTTGTGGTCCCAAGACCATCAACCAGCGTCTGCATCAGTTCAAGCTGTGCATTGCTTGGATTAAGTCCGTTTTGATAGAACTGATCCAGTGCCTGTTTAGCATCGCCAGACGAAATACCAGCGTCTTCAAATGCCTTGCACACCTTTTTGCCATACTGTTCAGCTGTAATCTTCCCGTTCTCAAATTCCTCACCCAGAGCATATATAGCATCCGACTCATCGTTCGTGAGCTTATATGAGGAATTCAGGTATCCGGCCATGTCGTTGATTGCACCTGCGTAATCGGACAGCTTACCGTTGCCACCTTGCAGTACTTCAACAAATCCCGCCGTCAGTCTTCCGGCTGCAACAATCGCAGGAATATAACCGCCAGTATTCATGAGGAAACCGCTTACCTTGCCAATAGCTGCTCCGATGCCAGCCAATCCTCCACCAGTAGCACCACCCGTGGCAGTAGTTGCCGCTTCGCCAACAGCGGAAGTTGCTGTGGCAGCACCGGTCAGTTTCCCAACGATTGTGCTGATTACACCAAGCGCACCCTTTGCGAGATTGATCGAGAACATGGAACCTGCGACAACACCGAGTGCTTTACCAATAGCTTCCACGGTTTCAGGATCCATATCACTGAGTGCACCGGCAATAGTTTTTAATCCCGCACCGATAACGTCAAGCGCAATGCCAGCCAAACCAGTAAACGCTTCAACAAACCCAGTGGCAAAACCAGATGCTGCGGGTTCAAGTGCCTTAACAATCTTGCCAACGCTATCGGCAAGACCTTCCCAGTCTATTGCGTCAGCAAATCCTTCGCAAGCTGCCTTGATATCATCTAATGCTTCGGTTAATGGTGTGCCAAGACCTTCTGGATCTATGATGCCTTTCGCCAAATCAATGACTGCATTGACGGCATCACCGATAAGCTGGGCAACATCGTGGAACGCCTGCTCCCAATCAATGTTACGAAGGAAATCACCTATCTTTTCGCCAATCTTATCCCATTCAATCGTAGTGATCGCATGGTGAAGCGTGGCAAATAATCCATGCCCCCATTTGTTAAGGGCATCCGCAAGTTTCTTGAACTTGAAATTATTAAAGAATTCATTTACGCCAGTAGCTATCGACTCGCCAAATTTATCCCATTCAAACTCTTCGCCAAATGTATCGAGGAAGTGAATGGCTGTATTTAACAGACCCGAAATGGTATGCCCTAATTCCTTAAACGTGTTTTCATCAAACAGGTTATTCAGGAATTCCGCAAGACCACTTCCGAATGAATTCGCAGCGGCGTAAACCTTGCCCCAGACAATGCCACCAAGAGCATCCCTAACGCAACCTGAGATCTTCGCTCCGATGGTTCCCCATTCGATTTCGTCAGCTGCGGATCTGATGGCATCGGCAATACCATTGACCAGCTTATAGAACGTCTTTGCTTTCAGACCGAAATCATAGGTCTTGAAGAAGGAGTTAATTCCTGAACCAATGGACTTCCCAAGGTTCTTAAACTTGAACTTATTCAGGAATGCATCTTCCGCATTCAGCACAGTATTGATGGCATTTGCAATCGTGCCACCAGTCGCACTGAACAGTTCCGGCGTAATCAGGCCGTTCAGGAAATCAGCCAGACCTGTGCCGAAACCTCTTGCTTTTTCGAAGATGCTGTTCCACTGGATACCTTGCATAGCACTCGTCAGCTTTTCGCTGATGTACGCACCAAGTTCTTCCAGTGTATCTATCTCGCTCTTATAGTCTTCAAGCCATGATTTTTCTCTTGTGATGGTGAAATCAGCACCACTGCCATCTGCACCAGGCAGACCACCACCAGCTCCACCAGAACCGCTCCCGCCACCAGTATTCGGCGTGGATGTGCTCTCGTTTACGTCATTCAGTTTGTTCAGTTCATCGAAACCGAGAACCGTATTCTTATAGGCTTCAGCAGCTTTAGTTGCATCTTTCAGCGCATCGGAAGTACCATCACCAGCATCAGCAGTGCCGTCAAGGCTGTCCGTAAGCGTGTCGTATACATCCGCAGCATTCGAAGCGGGAGTATGCGTAATCTTCCATCCGAAGATCTTACCAAGCGCATTGCCAATGGTTTCAGCAAATGCTATCACTCGCTCCATGGCTGCATTAAGCCACACAATAAGCGGACGGAATGCATTGATTACTACGTTACCAATAACCCTTCCAAATACTTCGAAGTTCTGCCGAAGGATTCGAATTTGATTCGCCCAGGTCTGTGAGGTTCGTGCGAAGTCCCCTTGTACTGTCGCAGTATTTGCCATGACATACTGATATCTCAGCAGTGTCTTTTCAGCCTGCGACATGGAGGAAATCTTCGCATCTATGCCCTGTTTGTTCGCCCACTCCTGCAGTGTGGCCTGAGTAAGGTCAAGACCATATTGCCGTAACGGTCTGGTCTGCCCCGTGTAAACAGCGTTGAGTGCTTCAGCTACGGTATCCTGTTCTACATTGTAGAAGGATGCCATATCAGCAGCCAGACGGGTAAGGTTCAGGGACATTGCCCCCATTCCATCACCGACTCTGTCATAGGACTCAACCATACGGTCAGCAACGTTCTTCGTAGCACTTGCCACCTGACCGGAAGTAATGCCCATGGCATTGCCCATTGCCTGGTATCGTGATGCTACCTGTTTGGCTGTCAGTTCCGACATGCCAAGACTCTTGATGGATGTCTTTGCAAAGTCCTCTACCAGCTGTGTTCCCTTTGTACCAAACGAGTTTTCAACTACGTTCTGAACTTCGGTTAAGTCAGACGCAAGTTCTACTGCCTGCTTACCGAAGTTAATCAGGGAACGGATGCCGTAAAAGCCAAGGGATACCTGAAGCAGGTTCTTCAGGCTGAGAGTTGCTTTGGTGATATAGTTGCTTCCACTGCCAATCTTTTTGAAGTGTCCGACAATCTTACCCGCAGCACTGCCTATGCCCTTCGCAACACTGCCACCAACATTAAGCAATCCCCTAAATGCGTCCATGAGTTTATTGGATGCTGTATGCACCTTATCCATGGATGTGGATGCCTGCTTGCCGGATGTAGAGATGTCTCCCATCGACCGAGAAACCTGCTTGCCGATACTGCCTATGCGTTTTCCTGCAACAGACAACTGCGCAAACGCTTCCACTAGACGTACCGTGTTATCACTCACCTGCGGTGCGTTCGCCATGGAGTCAATGTAGGCACGGAGCTGTGCGGTTAGTAAAGGCAATGCCTGTGCTGCAGCCTGGATCTTTGGAGCACTCGTACCCAGTCTTGCGATACCGCTCACAAGATACGATATCGATGTGCTCACATCTGTCTGACCAAGGGAACTGAAGACGCTTCTAAGTGCCTGTCCAAGAGCAGGAAGGTTCTTGACTGCTTCAGACATACCGCTTCCGGCTTTTGACAGTCTCGTCAGACCATTCACCAGACCGTTTACAGACCTCGATACATCGGGCATCTGTCCGAGCTTCGCAAGACCATTGGTCAGAGCATCGAACTTGCTTGGGTCGAATGTCTGCATGTTCGACAGTCTTTTCAGTCTTGAAAGCTGGGACAGTGTTTTGGAAATGTCAGGTCCCTGTACGCCGGATATTGCCCGCATGGACGCTGCAAACCTGCCAACTTCACGGGCAGCAGACCTGTATCCTGTGGATGTACGATTGAGAGCAGTTGCAATATTGCCGAGATTGTTGTAGAGCGATGTTAATTCCGATGATGCCTGTTTCGCTTGGGTTTCTATCGCTATATCAAGTCTATCAATACCCATAAGTTACCACCACCAAACATTACTGATGGTGCTCACTGGCTCTCTGTCGTATCCGTATCGCCAGCCATGTTCTGGTTGGCTGCTGTATCTGCGCTGTCCGCGTTCTGGTCAGCTGTTGTTGTGTCTTGGTCGGATTTTAAAAACCTACCTTCGTTGGCTTTATTAAACATCGTTGCAAAAGCCTGGAACCTGTCGGCATCTGTAAGCACATTACCTTCTTCATCTTCCTGTGGACCATAGAAACGTATCGGTTCATCAGGATACCGTTTGCCCTTTGGCATTACGGCTCCTATCGCTCTGGCAACATACTGCCCACCAATCCATCCAAGTTCCGAGTCATTTTCCTTTGTGCGTTTAAACCGCTCCAACAAGAAGGGCTGATACCGCTCCAGCTTCCTTGGGTTCATCCGGTAGAACTCTTCAAGCGAAAGTCCGTATCTTACACCAATCGGCACCCAGATGTCATTTATGATTTCTGTGAGGGAGCTGTATTGCTTCGGCTCTTTTTGTTCCGTCTCCTCTGCTCCCGATTCCCCTCGTAAGGCACCGTCTTGTTCGAAGACTCTTGAGGGTTTCTGTTGAAAAAACCAGAGCTGGTGACTGCTTCCGAAGCTGCCGTGATGATATCGCCGATGTTCCCACCGTTCTGAATATGTGCCTGAATTTCACGGCTTGCCTGTTCCGGCTCAACTCCCATGATCCAGGCTACGATACCCCTGACCATGGTGGCTATCTTCGGGTTCTTGCGGTCCATGTTGAGCAGATACACACCGTTTTCCTCAAGCTGGCAGATGGTATCGAAATCTACTTCTGGGATATTATAAATTTTGCCGTTAATGGTGACCTGTGTCATGCTGTGATCCTCCTTCGGGACTCTTGGTTATACAAAAAAAGGGGAAGCAGAATAATACCTACTACTTCCCCTGTTTCAAAATACGCCTATCTGTTTCTGATATGGTTACGAAGAAACCTTCGTGATACCGCTGGACGGGATGACGGTGATAACCATTTCCCGAACCGCATTAACTTCGCCACCCGTGACGCGCACGGAGTGAGTGCCAGACCACTTGAAGATGCCCGCAGCACCGGATGCACCGAACTCAAGCTGATAGTACAGCTCGGATCCAGCTGCCGGAATAGCAGTTACGACTGCATCATAGTCGGTCGGATTGTAGTTACATGTAAATTCCATGGCTTCCATGGACTGCACACCTTCCACAAAGGTCTGGAAAGTGTCTTCCAGGTCAGTCGTTTCGATCTGTTCAGGAGCACCACCGAGATCAGGATACGACTTAATCTTGCACAGCTGGGTGTAGGTCCCAGTGGAAGTCGTAGAGGTTTTAAGCACAGTATTTATGGTGCTGTATGCTTTGGGTGTAGCCATAAGTTTTCCTCCTTAGAAAAATTACGGCTCTCAAAGGTGCTCTCTGTTTATATTATTTACTCTTCTGGAAACTTCGGGATATCATCAATCACGGAAACAAACCGCCTGAACCTTGCTTCCATCCTCTTGACATTTCTGTCGTGGACGTTTTCAAGTTCTCTTGGACCGAAGGTTCTACGATAACCCATAATGCGCATGGCATCACAAGCTACGGCCATCACCTTCCTTGCTTCCGTCAAACCTTTGTTTGAAAATGACTGTAAGCGGATTTCTGAGCGGACTCCGTTCTCGGAGTTTTCCAAGTCCACAGCATCGTCAGCGTTATTGATAATGCCGACAAACAATGTGGGGAATTCGGATGGCGTATCCATCTCGGAGTTTACGATATTTGCGCAAACATCCTTTTCCGCAATCATGAGATTTGTCATGACTCGGTTCCAAGGGTCAATCATCCGAACACCTCCTTCGCCGTGTCTCTGATCTGGTCTATCATCTCGTTAGCAGCGTTCCACATCGGCATCGCAGGATAATAGCCATACGAATGGTGCCATTCGCCGTCAAGGTCCATGTACCACCATCCGTTCGGGTCTTCTGCGTGAGTCTGATCTGGGAACGTGCCAGTACCCATGCCATTCTTCTTGGCTACAGGGTTATTGGAAATATTTGCTCTCAGACCAGAACCAAACTCTGCCATCAGGATAGGGGAAACATCTGCTTCCCGAATGCCGTCTTTCGTCTGCCACTGGCTTGTTATCAGCCCCGTGTTTGTAGCCACCAGCAAGGTCTTGACTCCGTACTTCTGCACATCATGCTCCGTGGAGAACACGATGTAGTTTCTGAAGCTCCCAGTATTCTGCTGCGCAACAGCGATACCTTTGTTCGCAAGTGCTTCATTGAACTTCTGGCACTTTATGAGCAAATCCTTCTTATATCTAAGAAGTTCTGCCTGCGCTTTCTTCACGCTGGATACGGACAGGTTGAATGATATTTTCTTCACATCACTCACCCCTGTTCAGCTGCCTTGACCGGATGGCATACTTCATGTGGTGGATGCCACGGGCAACTGCGGTAACGTGGAACTCAGCCTTATCAAAGTCTGTATTCCCAGAACCGTCAGTCGCAGGTTCATGCGTCCAGATGAGCGAATACTCGTCAATCGGAAGGTCCATCCGTGATGTGCTTATGATCAGGTCGTACTTTACGTCTGAACCAAAGTATTCGTTTGAAGCACCGGTTCCCGTGAAGCCCTGTGTACCTCTGGTGGCAGACAGGTTCGCTCGGAACATCACAGGTTCGGAATATCCTTCTTTGTAATCCCCTGTAAAGTCACCGTTCTCGTCATAGACCTTCGTCTTCGACTGATACAGCGAATACCACAGGCGTTTTGAATTGGACATGGAATCTCGCATCAAATCACCTCGCAGTAGGGAATTACATCCGGCAGATATACGGGGAACGGATACTTCCAGTTCTTGGATACCTGGTTATCCACCAAGGAATACAGACCTTCGCTACCTACCTTGCCAAGCATGGCGGGAATGACTTCCGCAGCCACATATCCGCACTTCAATGTGAAGTACTTCTCAACATCGGCATCAATGTCTTCTGTACTCATGTCATCTGGGTAGCACCGCTGCTTCTTATACTCCCCGATGATCCGCTCAATCAGCAGGAGCAGGAACTCATCAGACGGCACATCGTTCAGGTCGATTGTGTATTCCAGATATGTCTTTGTCGCATTCAGAATTTCCTGCTCCATACTGTCCACCTCTCAATCAGGTTATAAAGCCGGTTTCCTAGTTCTGCGTCTTCTCTTCGGTTCTGCTGATACTTCAGGCTCCGATGCGGGAACAGGTTCAACGGGTGCATCAGACTCCGGCACAGAAACAGGTTCTGCGTCCTTTGCGTCCACGACAGGTTCGCTCTTAACAGCCGAAGTCGTTTCCGCAACCCGCGTATAACCATTACGCAGAAAAACGGAGGCCTGCAACTCAGTTGCGACCTCCATAATGGTATTGTCTTTTTTCAGGGTTATCATAAGTACCTCTCAATCGCAGCTATGATCAGGCTGCGTCTTTGATGACGGAGATTGCACCCTTCTTCATGTCAAGGATGAAAGCGTCATAACGGATCCTGCCCTCTACCAGAGCACCATTGATTCCCGGCGGGTCGATGTGGATCTTGTAGTTCTGCAGCTTCACCGGAGACGGCATAACCATGCGGTTCGTGATGATGCACTGAACTTTGGTCGGGAAGTAGGACTTCGGAGCTTTGACAATCATAACACCATCGACTTCGCCGACTACGCCGGTGATCGTGATGCGCTGGGACATGTCAGACTGTTTGATGAAGTTCTCATTCTGTTTCAGGAAGTTCAGGTATGCCGGAGTAACGATGGCAAAACGTCCACCCTGCGGGACCTTGTTGTTGTCAAGGTCTTCCTGACCAGTCAGGAACAGGCTGTAGGCATTGGATGCAGTCACGGTAGCGTCATCATGAACCTGCGCTGTGTTTGCACCACCAGCCAGGGCAGCGATACGATAAGTGTCAACCTCAGGAAGGATTACCTCATCGATCTGTCTGCGGAGCGCACGACCTGCTTCCAGCGTGTACAGAGTGTCATCAGTGCTCTTGCGGTCAATGGTGAAGGTGAATGATCTGTCCTGTGTCACCTGCAGCTCCTGCGCAGCATTCTCCAGTTCAACCGGAGTGCCGTATCTGGCCGCACCAGTCAGGGTGTAGTTATTCATCGCTGCTGTCGGGATCGAGAAAACCTTGACGGTTTCTACGCCGACCCAGTCATACTCGTTATTGACCATTCCGCCGGTCAGGGCACCGAGTTTAAATCTTTCGTCAACTATAGGGGAATACTTCTCAGCATATTCAATAGCCATGTTAAGCCTCCTTGTATGTGTGATATTTGGGGCTCAATGGCTCTCGAATGTTATCTGATTATTATCCCTTGAAAAGTGAGGATGGCGGGATTATTTAAAATCCCTGATTGAAGCCTACAACGAACGGGTCTTCCTTCTCAGCGTTTTCATCACGGCTACTTGCGGGTTCAGGTCTGGTTTTGATCCATTCATCTCTGCTGGCCTTCAGAGATGCTTCATTGTACTTCTTATACACTGCGGTAAGTGTATCCATGTCACCTGCGACCTCGGCTTCTGCAGCTTCCTTCGCCAGTTCAGCGGTCATCCCTATGGTCATATATCTTTCCTTGGCTTCTGTCTTCTTCTTGAAGTTCTCCAGTTCAACCATGTGGGTCTTGAACGCTTCTGCTTCCTGGCGTTTCGCCTCGTCCTCCTGTTCCTGTGCGGTCATCTTTGCGCGGAGCTGCTTCGTCAGCTCTCCGTTGTTGTGCAATGCTTTGTCAAGGGCAAGTTTGTTTTTCGCAAGTTCTGCTCTCAGCTTTGCGTTGTCAGCATTCAGAGACTCAAGTGTGATCTCCGGCTGTTCCGTGGTCTGCTCTTTGTTTTCAGCAGCCTGATTGCCCTGTTCCATTGCTTCGTTTGCGCGTGTCTCTTCTGGCATCTTCTTCCTCCTTGTGTTTGAACTCTTCTCTGAGTTTGCCTTGTGTTTTAACGTCTTCTCTGACGATATGGGTTTTTGGTTTTCGTGTTTTTTGAAGTCTTCTCTGACTTTATGAAAAAAGAGATTGAATATACATCAATCCCTAAATTCCTGATAGTATGTTGCTAAGTCTCAATCCATAAATTCCTAATGATATGATACCGAGCAGCGGCAATTCACGATTTCATCTGCTGACGCACCAAGTTCATCCGAACGCGGATATGGCATCAGGCTGTCACCAACTTCAAACGGTTCCGATATCGGGATGGTCACACCATCAACAGCTCTGTGCGTATCTCTGGTCCGCTTATCAATGATGGCATGCCATGTCTTTCTGGTTTTTCCGGTCAGCAGTGCGTCCTCAAACTCGCTGTCATTCCAGATACTGTTTGCTTCATTCTCAGCAATCAGCCTTGCTCTGTCTTCGCTGAAGAAGTACGGGTCATCAGAATGCATCATGGTGGACAGCACCACCTCTTGAGCGAACGTATCCAGATGCATCGCTGCGAAGTATGCAGTCAGCGGAATGCCCATGCGTTCAAGCATTGTGCGGTAATTCTCTCTGATTTCTTCCGCAGTACCCATGTAATCATAGGAACCTTCAGTAAACTCCAGATACATGCTGGCAATCGCAAGGTTCATAAACTCATGGATGTCTTTCGCAGTCTCGATGCGTTTGTCCTTCTGTTCCTGAGACAGTTCCATCTCTCCGAAGAACTGTTCAAAAGGCATGGAGCGAAGGTTATCACCCTTTTCGGCTATATACAGCTTATTCAGTTCATCGAAGGATACTCCATCAGGCATCGTCATGCGGCATCACCACCTGACTGCTTGGTATTCATCCCGTCAAGAATCGGGCTGTTCCCTGTCTGGTCGGTCATGTCCACGGTTTCTCGTTTCTCGTCAACCTGAACACTTTCCTTCTTTTCGAATATGGACGCTTGGAACTTCTCGATAGTTTCCTTGCTGTCTGCCCATGCCTGTGCCACATCAGAGAACAGGTCCACGGTCTGCATGGCGATACGTCCATTGATGCCGGACTTAATCATTGCCACCATGGAATTAGCCTTTGTGCCAAGGTCATACGTCTTCTGACGGGTGAACTTAATAAACACATCAGACTGCTTCAGGTCAATCAAAGGACTGCCATCAAGACGGTAAGCACATGCCTTAACCGCAGCAAGTTCCAAGGCAAGGATCTTCTGCTTGCTGTGCCTGATAAGCTGTTCTTCACGCATGGCAGAGTTTTCCGCAGCTGTCCAGCCGGATGAAAGACTCATTGCGCTTCCCGTGGAACCACCACCAGGGTCGGACTGAAGCGGCACATAGCACTTTTGCAGGATCGACTCCCGCTTGCTTTCAATGTTCTTCTGAACGTTTTCAAAGTCGAAAGTGCTTGTAATCGCCTGAATGAGCGGTGACTTGCCGTTTGCCAGCGTCTTTGTCAGCACCCACCCACCAGTCTTTGGCTTGATGATTTTGCCATCCTTATCGACCGGAAACTCAAAGTCATTGCCCCACCAGATTTCCTGACATGACTGCGCTGTGGCATTTGCGAAGTCAGAAACCTCAATGTTCAGAGCATCCATATCGGATATCTGCCGTTCAAAAACACCCATGCGGTCATAGGACCTGATGAATTCCACGATGGGGATTAACCCAAGCGGATTTTTCTCACCGGCATATCCTTGGATGGCAGAATTGAAACTCCATTCAGTCTTGCGAACACCGTTCACAATCTCGCCAAGGTTCTTGACCTCATACAGCGTATCCGCAGTATAGCAGGTAAAGTACCTGTCACCGTTCTGGAGCTGACGGAAGGTCACGCCCATCATTGGAGTCTCGCCGATGTCATTCTTATATACAATGAAGCTGTACATCGGATGCGGAACATGCAGGTCAAACACTGAAACGCCATCGAAATCACGCTTTATATCGACCATCTGGTATCCGATACCGCAGATTTCAGTAAACCGCAGTGTCTCCTGATCCTTTGCGTAGGAACCCTCGGCATCGTTCATTTCATTCAGCTGCGAGATGGCATCGTCATCGTTCTCAGGCGGGTTGCCGGAGATGTCTTTATTGCCACGCTGAACGTAGGTGATCGGATTGCCGTAATTGTAGCCTAGCTTAAATTCCACAATCTGGTTCGCAAGGTTATCCGCGACTTCGATATTGATCTCATCCCTGACCACCTTCTCACGATGAAGGGGCTGAACGCCTTTCTCGTACCGTAGAAGGAACAGGATCTGCTGCATGTTCTGTTCGTGGATCGTCAATGCCTGACTGAGAACACCGAAGATGTTTTCGGCAGTGATCCTGTCTACATCCGTATAGATACGCTTGCGGCCAAGAAGTTCCAGCTGCTCGGCTTCTTTAAGGTATGCTCCAGTCACATCTATCACCACCTTAGAACGTCATCCCCGAAGAAGTTGACCTCTGCTTCGGTTTGCGCGGTACGCAGTCTACGGTTCCTGTCTTCTGGTCAAAGCAGTTCATAGCTCCGCACCGAGGACATACAATCTCCGTATTCCCATCAGTTTTTGCCAGCAGCTTCCCGCAGGCACCGCATCGCATTTCAGTCTTTTTCATCGTGTCACCCCGTTTTTGGGCATAAAAAAGGGAATACTGCAAAAAATTTACAGTACCCCTAATATATACATGTCTTTCCATTTTTATTATTTGCGGAAAAAACGGAAGCGTCAATAGGTTTTTGGATATTTTTTAATTGTTTTCTTTTTCAAAGAAGTTCCAAAAGGTCTTTAGTTGTTTTCCTTGTCAAAGAAATTCCAGAACTCTTTCCGTATCGCATCCCCATTTTTCCACCCAGACCGCATCGCTACTTCCCCCCATGTCTTCCCTTCGAAAAACTTCAGACGGACAATCCGCTGCATCCTGACGGGAATCGTGTTCAGCCAGGTTTCCACCTCAATGCGTTTGTTCTTGGCAGCATCCCTTCGCTCAGTCAGGATATGACGCATCTTCGTTATGTCGGCATCATTCACCCTGTTTGCAATGCCAGCTATGTGGAACGTGATAGGTTCATACGGATATTCTGGGTTTGAACCTTTGACGGAGTCGTGAAGCACTTCGGAACGTGCCTTTACCAGACGCTCCAGCTGCTGCTCCGTCTCCACGACTTGTTCGCACAAGTCGTTATATTCCAGCAAAGATGACTTGTCTATCATTGTTCCTCCCAGTTGTCATAAAATGCTTCCGTATATAGAAGCAACAGGTGATGTGCCGTCCCCACCTTCATGGATGGCAAGCATGGTCACCATGTCAGGTGCATCATCATGCGGGTTCTTCGCCAGCTGACTGTACGATGTAAGATAACTCATGAACTGCCCGTATTCCGAATTCGGCAGGTATCCATCAGGGTTGTCGGGACTCTTGCTTTCCTTGAACAGCACATGCTGTATCACCCACGGGCTGCTGACGATAATCCTTGTTTCCTTGTTTGCGGTGGAGTATTTCTTCTCAACTACGCACCGACCACCACGTTCCTTAACCTTCGCCTGGATGGTATCACCGGAACGCACACCTTCTTTATTCGACTCTATCTGGCATATCTGCACATTGTTCCTGACAAGGCATGCAGCATTCAGGTCATCCAGAAGGTACGGGTCGATGTTTCGGAAAACCACATCTTCCATGTAGTAGTCATCCCCGTACTGATAGAACACACCCAAGGCATTGTAGTCCGCTCCCGCTCCTTTCGGGTCAAGGAATGCCCATATTGCATCAGGCGTTTTGTCAGGCGGCAACGTGTAGTACCTGCGCAGAACATCTGGGTCGTACAGAAGACCTTCACGTTCAATCGGATCGTTCTTGTACAGACACTTATATGTGATCGGATCCAGCGTCTGCTCGATATCTTCAAAGTACTTCCGGTCAAATCCTACGCCATACTCGTACTCCCAGTTGCTCTCACCCGTCTGCGGGTCAATGTCTGGGTAAGCGATGAATTCACAGCGCGGATCTCCGTCATACTGCTTCTGCAATCTTCCAATCACATCCCATACCGACCATCTGGTTGCAATATGCAACTCTTTGACTGTACGACCATTCCTGCCACCCTTCTTACGGGTCTTCAAGTCGGTGGTGTATTTCTGCCATAGCTTATCGAGACGTATCTTCGATAAGGCTTCTTCAATGCCAGAACAAAGGTCATCGCAGTACAAAAGGCCATCAGCACGGGTAACACCCGTCTGAGAAGCACCGATGGCGCGGAAGGTGATACTCTTAAATGGCTTGAACTTGCCAAGGTTTATTGTCTCCTCTTTTGCGTTTACGTCTTGGATCTCGACATTCGGGAAAATCTCCCGCCAAGCATATTCAGGTATCTGACCCTTCTTCAGGTCCGCACCGATGATATTGTTAATGACATCGTAGACCATGCGCGTAACGTGACCTGAGTGCGATGAGAATAGGTTACATGCATCTGGATCCCAGCCAATCCACAGGGAAAGGAACATCTCTGCCATGGTTGTCTTCCCGATACCAGGTGCGCACGACAACGTCAGCACATCTATCTCATCATCAATCAAGCGTTGCAATGCCTGCGTGATCCCCAGCTTCAGGAACACTTTGCGTCTCGGAAGGTAGAACCTGTCGGGAGCATCGCGGTAGCGTTCCAAATATATGAGTCCTTCATCTAAGCAGCGGTTCTGTGCCAGAAACAGCATGGCGTTCCAATACAGGTCTACCGCAGGCTGACCCATGGTTCTGGTCAGGACGGCAGCGTTGTTCTTCACCACCTTCATCTCCGACTTCGCCCGCTCAATGTTATCGTCCTTGATGGCGATACACATGTCATAGAGCATGGAAAGGTTCCTGATATCCATCAGGTCGAGCATGTGGAGTTTTTTGATGATGCGCTCGTTATCAGTAAGTCCCACTTACAACACCGTCCCGTTTAGATATTTTTCTTCCGTCACAATCGTCTGTGCTATATGTCCTACCTTTATTCTGGAGTCGCAGTGCATCAATATGCCAAGCTCATCGCACTTCCGACAGAAGGACAGGTCCTCTCCAAATCCGGCAATAGGGGAAAATGGTGATCCAAACCTATTGTATACCTGTGTTATGACAGATACATCCATCATGGTCGCAGCCAGACCTAATCCTTTTACTGTGAAAAGCTCATCCTTCGGATATTCTTCCATGCAGATGGAATATGTGTTGTATCTCCCAGGTTCATCCTCGCATTCCCTAAAACCAGTTTCAGAATATATAACCGGCTTAATTGGATTTTTCCGAGTGAAGCACAGTGAACTTACCACTCTGCATCCATCATCAAGGTCCGAAGCAAGATTATCCATCAGGTCAGGTGAAAAGGTCATGTCACTGTCGAGCCAAAGCACACGGTCAAATCCTTCACTCATTGCCATCTGCCCAAGCTGGTTTCTTGCATCATACACAAGGGATGCCCGCGCAGTTACAACCACTGTACCAGCAGGTCTGTGTAACGCAAGAAGGTTTTCCATGAATAGTGTGGATGTCATATCCAGACACGGGATCGCAATCATGATTTTCATGCGGTTATCTCCTTACATAATAACAAGCCAGACCATTGTTCCGACAGACAAGGGAGAATGTGCCTGTCAGAACCGTATTTAGGTGAAGCAGGTCTGAAGCTACCACCTCCGACCAGAAACGGGAAGAGCTGGCCGTATTACGCCAGTGCGGAGTCGAACCGCACTTATGCAGATGTATTTGGTACAGGCTATATCACTGCCGTGGTACGAGCAGCGTCTGCATCAGCCTACGAAGCGTATACCCTTTCGCCTTGGCGTAATCTCCATCAGGAGAGAAAAGCCCCCGATGCCAACTATCCTGATGGGAGATTGGACTGCCGTGGAGTCGCACCACGGAGCTGACTTACTGCTATGCGGAGGAGATATGAAAAAGAGTTTGCCTGCTATAGCGATGTATGGGAGAAACACCGAATAACAATAAGTCGTGCCGACCAGGCCAGCCCAACACTTGAAGCAGCGGTACATCGTGCAGCTACTCCAAGCACTTTCATGAACCACTACTACGAGGGGAGCTGCAGTCGGAGGTCCACGATGGGAACCGAGTGGACTTGAACCACCGTCCGAAGAGATTTAATACCGAGACACATCATCATAAGGAGGTAATCAATTCTTTCTAGTGTGTGTCCGGCACTCTCGTTTGCTCTTGCCATTTAAGCTACGGTTCCGAGATGGGTGGCCAGATTTGGGGAATGACCACCCATGAGATTTTGAGATTTATGGGATATGCGCAGTTACTGCGAAGTCACCCATTTTTGAGATTTTGTCCTAAGACTTTGAGATTTTTTGTCTTGAGTTTTTGGAATTATTGTTTTCTGGTCCACATCGTCCGAAGGGTTTGTATTGCTTTCACGTTTAATTTGGTTTCAGGCGATGTGCTCAGTACATTCTTAATTTTGGTGCAATTAAGGATGTTTCGCATCTTATCACTTTATCAATCGTTATAATTCCAATTCATGGGTCCGATATAATATTTATCGAGAACCAATATATGGGTTCGATAAAATAGTGTATCTCAGTGTAATGCGAACCCATGTTCCGATACCGTGAAGCCGCAGCTCCCGTACCGAGTGCCGGTTGATCGGCTTGCCAAAGTGCTTATCCACCAAGGTCATGCTCCGCATGATTGCCCCACCGTTGCGTAAGGAAACATGATTGCTTTTATCAGTGGTAATATGATGGTGGGATTGTACGGAGCGCAAAGCATGTGGTTTGTATGCCGACTGATGACGACCATCGTTGTGGCTACTGTGTATACCGACTAATGATACCGTTGCCGTGGTTTTATTAGTCCGTAGTTCGACCTTCAATAGATGCGCATCTTCAACACTCCTCCTCGGCACAACCGCAGCCGTATCTAAGTCGGATGCCTGCTTCTTCGTGCCTGATGTCGTGGCCGTAGTGCATATGACGCAATCACGGACACTGTTACTATAAACGCCATTGTTGCGAACATGATTATGGCAAGTATATCTGCCTTGGTTGCAAACGCTTTTACCGCAGGTACGAGTATAATCCGTAGTCCGAATATGGAGAAGGTAGTTGTGATCATGGTTACCTCCAAGTCTCATAACCCAGTCTACTGCATCTTCATAATCTACATATTGCCAATCAGAAAAGGAACTGCTGTGGGATCCGCGGGTTTGACATCAAACCGGAGGGTCGTGGCTCCGTTAGGTGGTTCGACATCAAACCGTGACTCTACGTTTTCCTGATGGTTCAACATCGAACCGGAAGACTGTGGCTCCATTGGCTGGTTCGACATTGAACCGGAAGGTTACGGCTATAGCCACATTAAGCATTCATTCACTATCAACACCCCCATCATCCACACAAACCCGATAATCGATACTCGGTCCTTTTGACTCGACCACCGCAGCAGTCGAATGAAGTACGCAAATGCCATGAACCAGATGAGGTTGGAGACTGTAGCTATAATACGGATAATGTTAAGGATGTGTGTGTTCATGGTAAGGGTCCTTTTTGAATTTTGGGGGAAATTTAGTAAAATACCATATCGTCTCGTATCAGTTTCCTGATGTACTCAGACATGGAAACACCTTCTTCATCAGACATTTTCTCAACCCACCTGCGCATATCATCGTTAAGACGCAGTTTTAATGTCTGCTCTTTTTTGTCCAGCGTTGGTCTTCCTGTTTTGTTCATGGATCCGAGGTCTTCCGTCCGTCTTCTTCGGAGTTGTTAATGCTTCAAGCGGAGTCATGCCCATCTTATTTATTCTGTACATCACATATGGACACGATACTCCATATTCTTCGCACCATTCTATGGCAGACTTTGTTGTGCCGTTTATGGTAAACCTGAGTTTTCTCTGCATCGGGTTTCTTGGACGTTGATTGTTCCTTTGTTCAACAGCAGTTGCCCATCTGCAGTTACTCGGTTCGTAATTACCATTGACATCTATGCGGTCAATACTTAAATCACTTCGATACCCGTGCCCCAACGACCAGGATATAAACGCTTCCCTGTCGTTTAGCCATTCATCACATATGGATATGCCACGACCACCGTAATCAGGATAATTATCGATGTTTTTGTTATAACACCTGTTCTTCATGCCGTTGTATATCCTGCGGAGACGGTCAAGGTCTGCAGTGTGATCGAGTTTTAAAAACGCATCCGACAGCAACTCAATAGTTTTGCATCCGCAGCTCTTGGTTCTGCCTGACTTCCAGTTAAACGGAGTAACATCAATTACTGATCCACACACACATCGGCAGGTAATCTTCTTGTATCCATCAACCATGTGGTTAGGACGTATAATGGTGAGGTAATTGTGAGTAATACCAATACAGGAGTCATCTGCGGTACTGACATTTATCTGTACTTTGTAAGGTCCTCTGCCCATGTCTGCTCCTTATGTGGTACATAACTGAGAAAGGGGGTTGCTTTTTGGGGTAACTCGGCCGGACAAGGCAGCCTGGAAAACCCCCGCCACACCCAACACAGCACACCCACTAAAGCCGATGTTTTGCGCAAGTGTTTGCGTATGTAATTATCTAAATATTTTATCACATAGACACAATTCAAAACATCTATTTGATAAACGTATGTTTCGCGTATAGATATACACGAAAAACCCTTTATTTACGCGGGTTTTTGCTATATAGAATTGTGTGTAAATTGTTTATCTATTGTGTGCTGCTATTGTGCGACAACTAACAGTATGCAAGGGACCTGTTAAGGGTCTATATCTTTATAATCCCCATCAATAGGAATATCTTTCTCTATCCTGGCTTGTATTTCATCGGGTGATAATGCCGCGGCGGGTGTAGTATCCGCACTAATCTGTAGCTGTGTTTGATCCTGTAGCCCGTCATAGTTCTTTTGCCAAAACAATAATGTTATTGGATTAATCTTACCTTGTGCCCCTAATTGCTCACGATATGCACCAATTACACGTATAGCTTTTTTTAACACGTCTATGGACGCGGGGCTTACTTTTGCTTTACTTTTCCCTGTAATAGCGTTGTTTACATCTTGTCGGGATAATCCAAGCGCGGCATATAATCCAAGGTTACCAGGCCGCATGTTATAACGTTCACATGAATTAAAATAATCTATTATCCCTTGTGTTACTTCATCCGGGTTGTGCAAGTCTATTTCTTGTCGGCTTGTAGCTTGTAAAAATAGTTCTTTCGCGTGTTCTGTCATACGCGCTAATTCATCCGGTGAAGCTGTGATTTTTGGCACAATAGGGCTATTTGTCTTATTTTCCTTATTATTCCCGCGCGGCATATAATCACCCACACCCAATAAAAAACCCGCTGCACACGCCTATTAAAGCATGTACAGCGGGAAATAATTATAGTTACCTGTACCACGTTTATATATTGCCTATATTTTAAGTCATGACATTGTCATGTGTCAAGTTCAAATCATTGTTTTCATATCTCATTCATGCATGCAATAATATCACGCTGCCAGCCAAAAAGGGACCCTTGTTGTTATGCCTTGCCTTGTTGGGATCCTGGACACTTTGCCGTGCTGCCTTGTTTAGTGCGGGATCCTGGACACATTGCCAGCGCGATAGACTGTGAAAAGCTGCCTTTATCTTGTCGGCCTTGTATGTATATTCATACTCAGTATTTACGGACCACATATAAACACGGCTTGTTCTTCATCTTGTTAAAACCGCATCTATATTCATACTCAGCATTTACGGAATGATAATGCATGGAATTTTACGCCCGTTTTTCTTTTCCTTGTCGGCCTTGTATCTATATTTGCACCCTACACAAAAAATTAAAACGGTTACTTGATACTACCACAAACGCAATGACAGTTATGACAGAAATGACACTTTTTTTCCAATACCAGTATTTATTGGGTATATATACCCCTTTTTACCCTATTTTTATAATATTTTTTATGACTTAAAAAAAAGTGTCATAAGTGTCATAAATACATAAAAAACCCTTATTTCATGCGGGTTTTCGGAATGACACTTTTTTGTGAAATACTGTCATAAAGTGTCATAAACCTGTCATGTTTTCGGATACCAAACAAAACAGGCCCGCGGATGCAATGACAATTTTTAAAAAAAGTGTCATAACGCATTTTTAGACACTGAAAACGGGAATTTTTAAAAATGGTTACATGAAGAACAAAAAACCACGTGGAAACACAACATGTTTTCCCTTGTCGGATCACGTGATTATATTGTTTCCAGGAACGCAAAATACTATACGGAAATACAGCTTGTTTTCCCTTGTTTGGCAATGCATACTAAATATTGCCAGGATATAAAAAGCGGGCCCGCGGCCCGCAAAACAATTTCGTTATACTCTTTTTCACTGTTTTAACTTCACTCTTTTAATGTTCCGCTGCTAATAATAGCAATTATATCATCCGTGTAGTTAGTGTTTGGGTTATATATCAAATACACAGTAACGTATTTATTTCTCTTTTCCCGCCTGGCATAATTTGTATATTTCCCGTAAAAACAGCCCTTATCTATTACGCGCCCGCCCTTTTTCCCGTCTGAAATAGTGTGCAATATATCCACATAAACAAGTTTTTTCCCTTTACGGCTTGCAAGTTCTTTATCAGTTGTTTTTATTGCGGGCCGTATAACCAACTTGTATCCCTTGCCATATTTCCGGTTTACATATTCCCGTATAGCCTGTTTATCTTTTCGCGCCTGGATTGTTGCTTTTGCCTTGTTTGCTGTATTGTTTCGGGATCCTGTATTGTTTCGGGATCCTGTCTTGTTGACTGCCTTGACCGTGTTTCCGGTTCCTGTAGCACTTGCACTTGCCTTGTTTCCGGTTCCTGTAGTTTTTGCACTGGCTTCACAGTAACCACAAAAAACCGAACAAAGGACCACAACGAACAAAAGAACATAATTTTTGAAGTTTTTCATCTTTTCACTCTCCATTATTTGATAACAAGTACTGTGATTTTATAGGCAATCCGCGCGGGAAAAATCCCGCGCAATTTCATATATAATGTATTTCTCTTTTCTATCATCTGTTTATTTCCTCATATACGGGTATTGACTGAATTTTTGCCTTGACTATATCATAGCAATAGTTTTTCGTTGCAAGTTCCGCGTCCTGGAATCCTGGAATACTGTATAATAACTTCAGTGTCAAAATTCTAGTATCTGTATACTTCATAAACGCTTGTAAAACTTCATATTGTGTAAATGCTGCTATCATCATTTTTTGTGCCCTCCGTTATCATTCATACTGTAAATACTTCAATAATTCCGGGATCCCTGTTGTATCCGTCTGTTGTGCTGTAAATCTCAACA